CGCTACACCCCCGGTAGCGGCTGTGGTTACCGGGCCAATCTGCCTTTTATCTATTTCCATTTTCTAACTCCCCAGTCAGTTATCGTTTAAAGATTTCCAGTAGTGCTACCCGTGTTTGGGCTTTGTCGAAGTATACAAGGTGTGATTTGAATGCTGCACGTAGTACGCTTATTTGTCTGTCATTGTTGAATAGTAGCTTCTTTCCGTTGCCCATGTTTTCCGGAACGATGGTGAACACAATTTCGGTCTTTGGGCGTTTCTCTTGAATGTACCATGATTTACTGCCCCAGTCCCGCCACACACTGAATGTACCCTTTTTGGTTTCAAGGGTAAACACGTATTCAGCGGACGATGGTTTGATTTCCAACAGGTTATTGTTGTTGTCTTTGAATTCGTTGCCAATGGCGTAGGCAGCATATGTTGGGTCCGATTCATTAATGAATTCTCCAAATCGTGTGCGGTTTACCTGTGCTTTGAATTGTTCAGGGTCCGGGAAGTGGGCAACAACAAAGTGAGGGGAGTTTTTCCCGGCAAAACGCCTAATCCATTCTTCACCAACTTTTGGCTCAATTTCATATTTCAGAAAGTACGGGTTATCAATTGATACCGCGTTGGCTAGAAACCATGCCCGGGTTTTGTCTTTTGACCGGTCCACAGTGTTAAAAAAGTTGGTGAATACGCTTGCTTCATCGGGCAAGTAGTGTGTCATTCCTTTTTCAAGGATGAATTCGTCATAGATGATGTGGCGCACAAGCGGGAACGGCACGGATTTAAAAGTCTGCCCCTGTGACAGACACATGAAGTAACCAAGTGTGAACCACGGGCGTTTCTTTTCATCACGCAATCTTTTGTGTGAGTATTGCGCCACGTTTCCGGATACCTGAAAATCATAGTCCGGGAACTCCCCAAGAAAATCATTAAAGAATGAACCTTTAGCGGCCTTAAGTTCTTCCTTGTATCGGCGCAAGTAAATGAACTCGTGTCCTTTTTCAATGGCAGCTTTAACGCACTTTACCTTTTTTCCGTAGGTTTTTCCCACGCCACGCAAGCCCACAACGAAATTATATACACCATTCATTGAGTATATTTTGTCGAAGTTATAGTACGCGGATTTTTCAAAAGTTATGTTGCCCATTACAGGTAAACCCCGTTTGCAGCTAGCACGGGTACGGGGTCACGGGGGTTTCCCCATGGCGGTGCCCATGGATCAAACTGCACTCCGTCATAGCATTCAAAGTGGCAGTGAGTACCGAAAGCGTTACCGGAATGACCTTCTATAAACAGTTGGTGACCTACCGGGATTTCCTGCCCATCGAACACGTTCAGGGTTCCGGGGGTTCCGTGGGCATAGGTGAAGGTATAGGCACCATCAAAGGTGTGCCCCTTGACGTAAACCCCTGCGGACTGGTTACCGTTCATATCCCTAGCAACAGTGACCCGTAGGGCTGTGACAGCTAGCACAGGGTTTCCTACGTCTCCGGATGTGGAAGACAAGTCCACACCGTAATGGAAATCAAAGCTACGCGGCCCGTACGGGCTGGTAATCACTGCACCCGGTAGCGGGTGCGTCCAAAGCCCTATGGGCGGTGGCGGTGGTGGTTCTTCCGGGTCCGGTGGTGGCGGGGGTAATGGTCCCTTGGCAGGCATAAAGCGCCCACGCCCATCCGGGAACGCGGACACCTTTTGACCGTCTTTATAGTGAACACTTACGGAACCGCCCACGGTCTCTAGGTAACGGATTGTATTATAGTCAATGGCCATAGGATAAAGGGTAACAGAAATGCCCCGCCCATTTCGGACGGGGCATTAGTGCTTGCTTACACGTAATTAGGCTTGGCAATCCACACGGAACGCGGGTTACCGATTCCGAGTCCTGCACTGGTGCAAACCCAACCCATGGGTTGCCCTACGGCTGGTGCAGAATTTTCCAAGTTTTCATTCAGCACATGCCATCCCGTTGTAGTTTGGTCCGCTGCTGTGGCCGTCTGCCACGAGTTACCAATGACAACAGCATTGATAAGGCCTGTGTTTGCCGGGACAATGGGGTATTTGTTGGTGACATTCAAGGTACGGTTTCGACTGATGACACTGTCAAAGTCCTTATACCCCTGTACACCAACGAGCGTGTTGTAAATTTTGTTGTTATCAATGACCGTACCGGAGATGGCGTTATCAGCGGCCGCTGCGTTGTCAAGCGTAATTCCACGTCCTGCATTGTTACCATTAATACGGTTGTCGCTAATGACGTTGTTTATTGCCGTGGCGGTTACGTTGTTCACGCTGATAACAATGCCTGTGGACGTTTCAAAAGGTGTAGGGAATTCGATATTGTTGTTTGCAATGAGATTATTGCTTGGGTTATTCCCGGCAAGCGGTGCATTAACCCAAATACCAAACTTGGTGACACCCGTAAGTTTGTTACCACTTACATTGCATCCACGGCTATTGTTTAGCACAATTCCAGTTGGCATAACGCTGCCGGAATCAAAATGGTTTCCGGTAACAACAATGTTGTCACTGTTAACAACTTCAAGTGCACCCGTTGTGGGAATGCCACCCGCAACAAAGAATGTGTTATTGGAAACAATTCCGGAACCGCAGGAATCCATGCTGATTCCTCCGTAACAGTTTTGATTGGCAACAATAGTGTTACCGGACACCACAACGTTACGCGGCTTGATGGCACCATTCCGTGAAAGGGGGACAATGGCGAAACCGTTTAGGGCAACATCAATGCGGTTATTGGTGAATCGTGCATTATCCGCGTGGCTTCCGGCGCTTGTCACGGACCACACACCAAGCCCCGCGCCTTGCCCCGCCACCTGGGATGGAAGAATGCGGCAATTGTCTACTGTGAAGTTGTCTGCGTTTTCGGCACGTGCGCTTCCTTCAATGGTGCAGTAGCGAATTGTCATGTTCGCGGATTGACCTTGTGATCCGTGGATTGTGGCGTCTCCGGATACTGCGTTCTTTGCATAGCAGAATTGGACGGTTACACCCGTTGCACGGTTTCGGATGCAAACGCCTGTGAAGGGTGAGTTACCGTCAAGGATTATCCCGTCAATAATGGTGTTGGTTGCAGTGGTGGCAATTTCCACCAGTTCACCATTTGCCCTCTTTTTCAGGATGGCACCGTTATCACCCTTCAGCCGTGCGTTGGCAAGTGAAACGGTAAGCCCGGAAACCATATATGTTCCACGTGGAAAGAATACGTCTCGGTTGTTCGCTAGTGCTGTGTTGATTGCTGCACTGTCATCGGTTACACCATCACCAATAGCACCGTAATTCTTGATATTCACGTAGCCTGTGGCACTGAAAATCTTTGCATCAATTGCCAACTTGGCAGGGCTGGCATTGTTTCCAAGTAACGTGACAATTGCTGCGTCATTGAGCGGGGCAAGGCTCGCCTGAACATTTGCCATGAAAGCATCAAAGGATGCTTGCCATTCCCCCTTTTCAGTAGCAATGTCTGTAATGGCGTCCGCAACGATTCCGTTAATCGTGGCTTCAAAGGCTGTGTAAGCCGCTGTGGTGGCGGCTGTATAGGCTGCGTAGGCTGCGTTCTGTGCAGTGGTGAATGCCAGATCATTTGCTGTGTTAGTGGCTGTGAATGCGTCAAACTCCGCTTGCCACCCGTTTTTGGCGTTGGTCACTTCAAGTTCAGCGTTGGCAATGCCAGCCTGAAACTCTGCAATGGCGTTGTCAATGCCCGCATTGAATTCAGGCACAAGTGACGCATTAAGCCACAAACGCATTTTTTCGAGCTTTTCCAGAAACGTGATTCCGTCAGGATAGGTGAAGGGGGTTACACCCGAAATAGGCGTAACCGTGAAGGGGAACGGTTGTGCATTAGTAAAGACCATAATAAGGGAACTGCCTTCCGGAGTAGGAATCATTGGTGGCCCAAAGCAACATGAATAATTCTTGAAGTTCTGCAATTACCATCATATCCACATTAACGAGTGCTTGGCGTGCCTGAAGAATAAGCATCGGTGCGTGGCCTGTGTAACCCGTTTGGTTGTGTTCATTGTGGGATGTTTGCCCGGAGTCCTGAACATCCGTCGCTTCCGACGTGGCCGCACCATCGGAAATGTTGTCCTGCATGCTCGTTGCATAGTCAGCATCCGGCATCAACTGTGTCTGTGGCGTATCGGATGCCACAGCCCGGGACTTTGCCGCACTGGTGGAATTGTTGTTACTGGTGCCTGTACTGGTGCCCGTGGCTGTGGAGTCTGACAAGTCCTTAATGGAGACTGTGGAAAGCGGGTCCGCTTCCAACAAACCCAACACATAATGCTGATTGTACAGGGGCATTATCTCATTCATTTTACGGCGCATTGCAAAGCGCCACATTTCAATGGTTTCCTGCCCAATTTCTTGATTCCAAAAATGGTCAATGATTTTCTTGTTCAGGGGTTCCCGGTATGCTTCATCAAAAATGGGGTAGGTATCAAGCCCGATATTACCGCCTTCCATTTCAATAACGGCTTTCAAAGTTAAAGTAAAGTTGCCCATCAGAGTCCTTCGGCAAAGTTGGTGGTGGGTACTTGGTCCTGTACAGCAAAATCTACGGATACTTGAAGCGGTGTTCCGTCTTTGTATTTGAACATTTTGTTTATTTGGATGCATGCCAGCTTGCGGGCTTTCAATCCAATGTTCCGGGTGGATTCAACCTGTTCATCATTGGCGGATACTTCATCGGATACAAGGCGTTCTTTTTTGTCTTGGTTAGCGTTATTGATGCCAAGTAGCGTCATGCATTCATTCCACATTTTGGATTTGACAATCTGAAGGTTCAAAACGCCTTGCGGGTCCGTATTGAAATCAAGCGCTTGTACCTGTGTCACATCGAGCGCTGAAGTACCGTAAATCACTTCCACGCCTTCTTCAAACTGTCTATCAAGGTTTTGCCATGAAAGACGCTGGTTTTCATCAGCCACAATCACACGGGTTTTCCGGAGGTTCTTTGAATTGATTTTGAACGTCATATCCAGTTCAGCCAAGGAATCAGCATACAGCCGCACAATATCCAAATCCGGCATACGCTGTGAATTACCCCAAATCGGCACACACTCATTACCCAACAGGGTTGCATTGATTTGCTGATTACCCACCACACGGAACTGTGTAGGGTTGTCATACATGTTGGGGGCACCGATACCCACACCACGCAACGCTAAATGCCGGTCAAACTTTTTACTGAAAAAGAACACAGACAAAGCATTACGGAACAACGTGTTTTCAAGGAAACGTTCGTCAATGGAATTGGGTAGCCCACTCCACTTGTAACGGTTCACACACAATTCCGTGAGTACCCGCACATACATGCGTTCCCGCAACGATTTATAATCGTTGGTAGGGTTTGCCCTGAAACCTGTGGCATGCGGGGCATAATAGTTATCCCACACCAAATCACGTTTACGGGACATTAGATGTCCTCCTTATTCCGCACAACTTTACAGCCTAGGTAGTGGGAGAACAGCCCACCGTAATATTCAAACATGTTACATTCCTATCCCGGGAAGTGGGTCATTGTCCGCAATATCAATGTTGCCAATATCGCTAGGGTTTTTCCATACGGTAACACCCTTTTCAAAGATTCCCCTAATGGCTTGCTTGAACTGCTCCGGACACGCTGCCCCAGTAATGTACGTTTCCTTCAGCTTCCAATAGGTGAATTTTTCCATCACCATAAAGGATGCTGGCATGTGGGAAAACATGTTAATGGCATACCCATACCTAAGCCAATACTCCCCAATGCGCGCAATCACTCCGGACTGTGGCAACTTGATTTTTATATCCACACCCCATTTATAGGTTGCCAAGAGTGCAGCGTCCCCGCCCACCTGCCCACTACTCGTTGGCTGTGTCAGCTTGGCATCCTGNACNCGGGCATTGATACCGGCAATGGAGTTCTGATAATCACCATTTGCGGACCANTCNGCAAGGCTNCGGTTTGAGTCCCTAATGTATGCCGCCTGTTCATTGCTCCGGTTGGTGGAACCTGCCATCTGCCCCGTCTGAATTCCAAGGCTCTCGTTGGCTTGGTGTACATCCATGGCATAGGTAAGCCCCGTATTGACCATGGAACTAGCCGCACCAACAATGCCCAATGGTGAGTCCCCAACGCGCCCAACAGCATTGATACCGTTTACCATGGCCCGTGCCCCGGACATTTGGTTGGCAAGGTTTGTGGATGACTTGGCGGCATCAATACCAATATTGGTAAGGTCAGCCGCCGTACCAATTCCCGCTGAAGCTTGGTCATAGCTCGTGGCGTTACCCTGCAAAACCTTTTGCTGTGACCATTCCGCGCTTGAATGCTGGAATGCAACACTGTTGGCATTGGACGCCATGAACTGCATGTAACCGTTATTGACAACAGAGAAAGTTGGGAAGTTGGCAATAAGTGTTGCCATATCCAAGAATTCTCCACCATCATTACAAAACGCCCCGTGCCGTCTGTTACTTCAGGGCTACGGCTTGTGGCGTTGTAACGGTACGGGTAGAAACTTACCCGGGCGTTGGGCGGGGCAAAGTGTGGGAGTTCCACCACTGTTGCGTTATCGTCCTGCCAGCATTCCGGCTTCAGGACCAGCGGGGTTCCTGTGTAGGACGTCATTTCAATGACCATGTAAGGGAACGTGAAAAACTTTTTCAGGTTCACATATCGGCTATGAAAAACAATTGAATCCCGCCAATTGTTACCCAACGCAGTTGAAACCGTGGTGAGTTTTCCTTGTTCAATTTGGTCAATTGGCACTCCGTTAATGACCTTGGACGTAAGCGCCACACCATAACGGGCCATCCGTGGCACTGCCTGAATAGACATGATGCCTTGCGTAACCCATGGCTTATCTTTCATGGTTTCCATGTACAGCTTGAAGTGGTCAAGACTGTTGAAAAGGTAAATCTCTGCCCCGTTGGGCAGGTACTCCATGCGGGAACCTGTGGCGCTGGTAAGAATCGGTGCATCTACGGTGCCCGGGTCGCTGTCAAGTGATGTGGATGATGTGACCATGATGGAGTAATCCGGCATTCCGAGTGAATGGGTCCGGGCACTGCCAATGGAAAGCTTGTATTGTTTTTCAATGGCGTATTCCGAACCAACGTCCAGACCTTCAGGCACGGTCAAATAGTCTTTACCGTAGTTACTGAACTGTGCAGCGTTGGCAATACCAATGTGCCCTTGTTCAATGTAGCAATTGCCAAAGGAAATTCCGTAACCAAACGTCTGCCACACATCCAACTGAACATACAGTTCCGTTGTGGATGGATTCACATAATTAACATCCGTGATGAAATAATAAAATGATCGTGCTTCATCACCCAAGATGGGCTGTATCGGGTTATGTGCCCGTACATAGTTGTATTTGTATGCAGCATTGAACGGGATGTTTACCCGGATGGGCCTTCCCACTTTTGCGTAACTCATTTTGTCAATATTGATTTTCGGACTTGGTGAATCATCAATATATGCGTCTAAGGCGGCTTGGTTGTCAAACCGCACAATGTCCCGATAGTCCGAGTTCCACGGAACATTGCACAGCGTTACCACAGTGCCAGCGGTCCACAGTGCATAGTTGAATTCGAGACCAAAATTTTTGTCTGTTGGCAAATCGTGAATAGCGTTACTCATTTAATGAACCCCAGTTCCATAACTTTTACGAAAGCTTGATTAATAATCCATGCGGCATAGCAAATAAAAATCACGCTGCCAACGGACAAAGCCGTTAGCAGCGTGATAAATAGTTTAATCATGCCACAACACTAGCACGCTTAGTTCAGGTCCGGGATACCTGAAATATCATCACCAGCGGCATTAGCCCAAATGTAATACCCGGACTTGGTTTTATACCATGCATTATTACCATCGTTGTAAGGGTCTTCACCCGCAACATGCCCAACAACGGAAATGGTAGCACCCTGTGCAATTCCTTCCGCGTATCCCGGGGCAAGGTTATCTCCCCTACGCGGTTCAGTGCGAACCCATGCCACAGGTTCCGTAACCACACGGAAAGCCATTTGCTGATTAAGGTAAATGGCGGGATTCACAGCACCGTAGGTTGGTGAATTCAAGTCATAGCCCGGAGGATACATGCTGAAGTGCAAATGTGCCCCCATGGTGTTTCCCGTTTCTCCGGTATAACCAATAAGCTGCCCCTGTTTCACAGTCTGCCCATTATCAATGACCGTTTCCCGCAAATGCCCGTAAACAGAATCGGGGGCATTATCGCCATGGTCCAAAACAATACGGATGCCAGCGCCCGGAACCAACCAATGCGGGTCATTACGATAATCACCGGATGCCCATCCTTCCACTTCCACGACACCATCAGCCACAGCCACAACAGGCGTACCTTCCGGAACGCCGTAGTCATCACCATTGTGACCCCCCGGGCCATTGTTTCCGTTGTTCGGGTTAGCTCCGAAACCCTGTGTCACAGGGGCACCATCAAACAAAGGATGAATATACGTTGTCATGATTTAAACTCCCAAATTATTATGTGAATGAAGAAAGCCCCCGGCATGTTGCCGGGGGCTTTCCCTAGTGCGCCACAAGCACTAATGCAAATGCTACACCATGAATGGTTATACGTCGCGGGTGTAGTTGAATCCGGCAGAAACACCCGTGGCATTGGTGACCGTGACAGCCACAACACCAGCGGCACCAGCCGGAACAACTGCTTCAATCACAGCACCGGACACAATCGTGAAGTCAGTAGCGTTGGTAGCTCCGAACTTCACAACCGTTGCCGTGCCAAAGCCCGTACCCGTAATGGTGACCATTTCGCCTTCACCAGCAGGGTTAGGCGTGCCGGTCACGCTGGCAATGGTCGGAACGGTGGCCGTGGGGGATTCTACGGGCCACAGAACAAGTTTCTCACCTACCACTGTCACAGTTTCCACAAGGGTCTTAGAAACGGTCTCAGCGCCTTCCGGATCAATCCACACCGTGATGGCGGTAATGTCCAGAGTTCCTGCGTCTTCCGTACCGGCCACGTGTAGCACACCGTTCTGCGTGATGTAGGTAAGCAGTGACGTGTTTCCGGCCACATCCCACCTAACGGTTTCGTTGGTGCCATCGTCAAGCACAGTGTCCACAACAGCCGTGAACTGGTAAAGCTCGCCACGGTTAACGTTGGTCACGTCTGCACCATCCTTGTCAGTAACAGAAATGGAGGTAACAGCAACAACAGGGTTCTGAGTCACGGTGATTTCTTCCACAACTTCAGACGTGAACAGGACAGCCGGAACAAAGCGTGAAGCAGAAACAATCTGGTGGTGGTGAAGCCACTGATTGTTCTGAAGGGAATCCGGATTCCACATCTGCGTAGTCTCGAAAAGAGTATCCGCGATAACAAAGAATTCCTTTGTCGTCATAATGGCCTGTACACCATCAATGGCGAAACGGTCCGCCGGAATCGGGATAATGCGCCCATTCATCTGTGCCTTTGAAATATTGAATGCACCCGCAAGCGCTTCAACATCAATGGCCGCATTGAATTCAGGGCTAACGAAAAGCAGCAAATCCGAACGCTGTGCGTGCATCGGCATACCAGCGGGATTGTACTTGGTGCTGATAAACGTAAGGTTATCCGCCATTGCGCGGATTTTCCGGAGCGCTGACTTTGCATCAGCTTCCGTGGAATTGGGCGCGGAAACATCAGGCACCTGAACCTTGAAGAAACCGTTATTAAATTCGTACTCACTGAAAAGCTGGCAGGTAAGCAGGAATTCATCCCAGTTATCAGACGTGGTAAATGTTTCCATCGTCTGTGAAATGAAGTTGGTAAGACCGTTGGTTTCAAGGAAAGCACGGTTCAGCATCGGGTTATCAATGGTGAGTTCGTACTTATCCATGCGGTTAATCTTGTGGAAGTTGGACTGTACTTCCACGCGCTTTGTGCCGAAGAGAGACTTTTCAAGGGAATCACGGTCGGCATCATACGTGCGTGCCTTGATAAGCCCCATGTGGTATTCCTCGATGGTGTCACCAAAGGGAAGGATGCCACGCTTGAATTCTGCCAGCGGGTTAGACCACGACATGTTCTGTGCAATGACAAGACCGATACGGTTTACAAGTGCATCAATGAATTCGTTTCGTGATGGCCGGTATTCCATGAGTGCTTTCATGGTTGCCTGTACACCAGCCTGTGTGGCGGCGGGAATACGTGCCCGGTAATCCGGGCTTGCACGGTTACGAATACGGTCCAACGTGATTTCGTTGGAAGTGGGCTTAAGGGACTGGACTTCAACAGCCATTAGTTATCATCCTTTTTCTCGAAGAAATCTTCATCGTCTCCGATGTCATCGTTATCGGGTTTATCATCATCATCCGTGCTTTGTCCGGCATCCGCAACTTCACTGGTGCCCGGGATAAGCTGCATCAAATCCCAGTTAGCAGCCTTAGCCGCCAACAATTCAAGCTGCAAAGCTTCAAGCTCACCCGTGACAGTAGTAATCTTTGCATCACGGGTAGACGTAGCATCCGTGTAGCTTGCGGACAAATCATCATAAATCGTGGGGGATGGGCCATCTTCACCCGGGTTAATAAGTGATGCCAAAAGGCTTTCAAAATCCACTGTGCTTTCCTGCTTTCTTTGTGAGACCTAATAAGACCTTTATATCATAGCAAGCGAAAACCCCCGCCTAATTGGGCGGGGGTTTTCTTGGGTACTGCATTTTCGGATTCCTACACACTAACGTTGTGACCAACTACGGATGTTTCCCGGCATGGTCCCATTCAAGGGCAGTTGTTCCACACGGGGCAACGTCAGTGAGTTTAGGAATCACGCCTTGGCGACATCCGGGTTTTCGATGCCATGCTTGGTGAAGTAATCGTCAAGTGCTTCCTTGACGATGGCCGGAATTTTCTTCCGTGCGGTCCACTGGTGGTCATCCAGCTTTTCGAAGTATGCACCGGAAACGGTGGCGGAGACCTGACGGGACTTCGCCGCAACGGGGCGCGGGGGTGTCTACGGTTTCGGTGGCGGGTGCTTCATCGGACTCAACAGCAGCGGGGGTTTCGGCGTTGCGGGTCATTGTGGCGCTCTCTTTCATGTTTCCATCCGTGGGCGTTTCCCACTTGATAAATAAAACCCTACCACAAAGGCAAGGTGTATCCAACATCCTCCAAAACAATTCCACCCGGAACGCGGCGGGGGTTCAGCTTCCCTTTAAACGTGCGCCCGGGAACAAAGTCTTCAATGGTCAATTTTTCGCCCACATCGGTAGGCATACCGGCAATAGCCGTGTGGTAGTCGCACCACGGTCCGTGTTCTTCAAGCTTGCACTTGTCCGCCGTGTGATGGTGGGCAGGTGCCTTGTGTTCGATGTACCGCTTTGCATTGACGAACAACGCACGGGAAAAGGCGTATTCAAACTTCCATGCTCCGAGTGCTTGCGGGTCTACCCACAAGCCTTCAGGCACTTCATCAGTAAGCAAGTGGAGTGAATCAGTGTCAGCGTAAGCAAACGTGGCGTAGTTGTCCTGTGCTGCACGTATGGTCACATCCCGGGCATACGCCGTGATAAAGACCCCCATGGCCGTATAGATAGGGTCTCGGGTTTCCTGTGGCCCTTCTTCAAGCTTTACCGTGTCGGTTTCCCAGTCAAAATAGGGTAGTTTCCCGGTCACGTCCGGGTTAGTGGCAAACTTTCCGTAAAGGGAATTCAAGTGAAGCTTGGCAAGTTCACGCATTCCGCCTTCACTGTTGGCTTTGACAGCCATCCACTTATCAATGTATTCACAGAAAACGCCTTGAATGCCTTTGAACAGCCATCCACCATTGTATGAAATGATGTTCATTTCGTAATGGTCTTCCCATAACGCCAAATCCACGTTTGTACAGGAAATGGTTACGGGTTCATTAATTTGTGTCTGGTATTCAGTTGCAAGGAATTGCCCAGAACCTTTGATTTGGATGCATGGAACATGGTTTTTCTTCAGCTTGGCGGTAAAGGTAATGGAAAGAATCACCAGCGGATAATCCGTTTCCGGTTCCGGTAATCCTTCACGCCAAATAGGCGTACCATAAGGCAACATCCGGTCATACATGACAGACGGATAAAGGGAATTCACATCAAAGGTACATCCGGAGCATGTTATCTTGCCCTGAAAACGTGGGTCCGCATACGTCCACCCGCCACGGTACGCCTTGCGTATTTCATCATCCATATTCACAGGCAGTACTGGAAACAACTTGGCAAAAATTTCTTTGCCCATGCCCGTTTTAAAGTCGTCCAGTGAGTCACTGCCAACGGTTAGCTTTGTCATGCCCGTATCGAATTCCAGTTTCAGGGCACGGGCAATAATCAAAACGTCTGCCACAAGGTAGGCTTTTTTCGGCCTGTGTCAACTTGTGCCCGATGGGCCGGTATGTGTCATAGTCAAGCTTGCCCTTTGCTTCAGGTAGCTTGAAAGCTTCAGCCACCCGGGAAACCTTGAAGGGTAGTTTCTTGTATGAGTCCCGGAATTCCGTCTTTTTGTTGTTACCCCAATTAACGGTAATCATGTAAAACTTGCCCATGTGGTCAATTACTGTGGAAAACTCATTAGCTCCGGGCCAACGGTCCACACGGGTAAGCTTCAACACCCGGTAAAAATAATCCAACAAAAAGTAACCATCAAACTTCAAGTTGTGGAAATAAACAATGGCGGGCATCTTCCGGATACGGGCAATAAACCCTGCCATGTCATTGCCCATTTCCACATCCCATGCTGTGGTAGCGGTCTCTACGTTTGCCAAGCCCCATGCCCACACACGGCAATCATTTGCGTCTGTGGTGGTTTCAAAGTCCGCTACCCAATTGGTGCGTTTGACTCGTGGCTAATTTCGTTTTCCCGCTTTCCAAGTGTGGCAACTTAGATTCCAAGGTTGGCAGATTTACGGACAAGGCTAATTGCTTTAATTTCCTTGATACGTTCTTTGGCTTGGCTTAGTTGGGTGTTTAGCGCGTGGTCATACCATGCAAGTTCTTTTTTATCGTGCATCATAGACTGTCGGATAACATAGTCTGTGGCTGTGACTTCAGCAAAGTTTGTATAGTTCCACAGCAAATTAAATTCCCATGGGGTTAGGGATTTAAATTCCTTGGCAAGCTCCTTATTGGAAATGCCTTTAATCATTTTCTTAGCCGCTGTGAGTTGGCTCTTATGCTTTTTCTCGAAATATGCCCCGCCCTGCTTACGCTCCATATCCCTAACAAGTTCTTTCAACTGTTTTTCATTAGGTATTCCCCTACTCGACTTTGAATAGGGTATGTGCGGAGCATATGAAGCTGGTGGACTCATTACCGGGTGTTTGGGCGTGGACATTTCCACACGTTCCCCAACGGTCATACCCTGTGACGGAATGTAAATATCGGAAATGTCAGCAAGACCTTTAGCCTTGTCCTTATTCAACTGCTTTTGCATCCGGGCATAATTACCCCATGTGTAGCGTCCGCCTGTGGCGGGCA